GCATCCGTCACATACACACTCTGGGTTTGTAGCTAGCAGATTTGCACTAGGAAAACATTCGTAGGTAGCTGTTAAGTCTTCATTAAGAGAGACCGACTGTATATCTGTTGGGATATCATAGAAGGTCAGAGCATCGTTTGTATCTGCTTCTTTAGCAGGTACCTCGATCTTTTCCTTTAACTCTTCTACTTGGGCTTGAAGCTCTCTTAGGGCTAGCTCAAGCTTTACCATTGCTAGCTTTTCTTTAGTCGTCATCCAGTGCCTCGATGATAACATCGTCTACTGTTTTAAATGCAGCCTGCAGCTCTGCGACTTCTTTAGCTAGCTCAGCCTTCTCCCTCTTAAGGCGTGTTACTTGAGCCTTAAGGGCAGGCACAGAGCGTGCTGTGGCTTGAGCTGACTCTAGGTCCGCCTGAAGGCTGCTGTCGCTCTGAGAGGCCTCTAGGGAGGCCACACGGGCTCTTAGCTGCATAGCTTCTATTTCTAGTTTTGAGTAATCGTCTTGAAGACTCATGCTTTCTCCTAAAAGGTTGGTGGTCTGAACGGTACTAATTCTACATAAGGTTCCCAGTTTTCGCTGGTGGGATCAAACTTACCTTTCGTTTGAACAAGAGAGTACAGTCCGTCTCTTTTAATCTCTACAGCAAGAATGTTCTTGGTTTTTAGAATATCCACGATTCTGTCAGCTAACCATCGCTTACCACGAACTTCCCACTCAGTATTCTTCGTATTAGTATCAAAATCTACTACTCTAGTTCTCTTTGCCTTTACATCGTCGGGGGAGGAACACAATGAGATTGTGCCCTCAGTAAAGTGTGCGCAAGCACGAAGCCATGTGTAGACTGCCATTGGCATGTCTTCGATGGCTACATTAGCCAAGTCCTTCCCACCAGGAATAATCCTTTTGATGGGCTTAATTGTCTTTACTCCCTCGATCTTTTTTACGAGGGCTTCTTGATGGCTTACCGATCCTCTGGAGTTGAGTTGTCGGATAGCTTCTGCTTTATCGAGTCCCATATATTTTTCTCCTCTACGTGTAGATTTCTTCTGTGCATATGAGTAAGATCTGATCTTTCAGTTGTATTATAGTTTGTTAGCATAAGACTTAGTAAGTATACTTGCCACTGATTTAGATGAGTCTTATTGAATAGGAAGGGGTCTGGGTAAGCATATTCTATTTCTATATCATAGTCAACGCCATACTCAGCTGTTAGGTGGGCATCTCGGTTATGTCTTTTCCAGACATTTCTTATGAAATGATTTAACCCTAGCTTGTAGTCCCTTGCTATAACATATTCAACCATGGTTGGCTTTGCAAGAGTTGGATAGTACTTAAATTTTCTAACTCGCTCTAGGAAGAGGTAGGTAAGTTCATTCTCGATTGAGGATGTAGACTCTGCCCAGTTCACCCAGCACCGCACCATACTTAATGACTCAGGAATGTTTTTTGAAAGAAGCTTACACAACGTTGTGTAATGTAAATTTGTTTCTTGTGCTTGCTGTCTTAGCTGTGTTTCCCAATCCGCAACAAAGGGCTTTATCATTTTCATTAGCTCTGTTGTGTCGGATTTTTTATCTGCTATACAACGACCCCACTCACTAACAAAAATTTCACTTGAGACCTCAAGGCTCATAGGTCTTATGTTCGTTGGTAGGGTCTTGTACATCTCATCATTTCTCTATCTCTAGGTAACTATTTAAAAAAGAGATCCAGTCCTCGAACAGCATGGTGCATAAGATTGGTTCTCTGTCGTCCTTTGTTATTGCTATAGGTATCTTACCATTTATTGATGAGTCGGATATAGCCTGTCTAAGTGCTGCTTTTATGTTACAGCGCTTGTGTCTTTTGGCCTCGATGTGTATGTACTCTACATCCACATCGGATACTTCCTCGCCTCCTGACCTCGATTGTCCCAACCCCCGCTTCGCATTAAGTGGTGTTCTATCGGCAATAAGCTTAGCGAGGTCACGCTCGAACTGTGCACCTTTTCTTCTTGCTCCAGCTCCTCTTGAGGCCATGTTACTCTCCCTGATGCTTTAGTGCTTCGTGTACTAGTCCGTATGCAACGGCTTCCTCTGCGCAGAAATATTTAGCAGTCTTTCCTTTGAAGTGCCTTCTCCAGAGGGCATTGGTTAGCCCACACCTAGTCATTATAATTTTATCGTAGTTTGTCTGTTGGCATATATATGCATTAGCAGTTTCTGTTACCATTTCTGAAGATGTCATAGCTGACTCGCCAGGCATTATAGGCTGATGGTAAAAGAATTGAGTATTCTTAGTGCAGAAGCGTTTATCTCCTGCAACAAGGATTAGCAGTCCTGCTGAGGCACATATTCCAGTTGCAGTTATTATTGTGGGGGAGCTTATCATTCTTATCGCATCGTATAGCGCTAAGGCTGCGGCTAAGCTTCCTCCTTCTGTACATAAATGAATTCGGATAGGCTTTCCAGGTTCTCTGTGTTCTAATTCTAGCAATTGAGAAATTATAGACAACACACTTTCATTAGTTATGTCTGACCATATAGATATGGTTCTACTTTCTGGACCATAGTGAAGAATTTCACCTGGGGTCCATGTCTCAGTCTGAAGTTTTTCTAGTAGCTCATTAATATCTGGCTCTTCCATAGGCATTTAGTCTCCGTTTAATAAGATTTTTCTTAGCACACCAGAGTTTAGTTTTTTTGCTAGTTTATAGCCGATCTCTCGGTATTCAAAACCAGCCCCTACTAGTGCTGTCTTCTTTAGATTATCTCGATATCTAATATCATGAAAGTTAGATTGAGCACTCTCGTAAGAGGCTCCACCGAAGTTTGCAATTTGATAGTGCTGTGCTCCATGTAACTCTAGTATTGTTCCTAGCTCATCTATATACCAATCTACAAAGTGATTTGGTTGATAGCCTGGTACAAGAGCTTTAACTGGTACCTCTTGGAAACACTTAAGGGATTTCCAGAAGGGATCTTCACAGAAGATCTTTCTCACAGTCTCATGAAACTGTGAGGCGGATTCAATTACTTGGTATTGCGTTTTCCATTTACTTCTTTTGTTTTGCAACCTTGATCTCTCTGTTGGCTCCGTAGGCAAGAATTCCTTTCTGTTGAAGGAACATGTATAGGTCATTCCACTCGTTCGTATCACTTATGTGCTTAAATAGAGTCGGTGACGAGGAGTCAATTTCTTCTATATACACCTTGTCTGTGGATGTGTTTTTAAAGCAGATGTACTCTCTCAGTCCCCTAACTATTGTTGCTATATGTAGCCAGGGCCCCCCTCTGAATATTGCGGGAGGGAGAACTTGCTGTATGTCATTGACTAGGATGAAGTCGATGCCGAAGCTGCTAGACATTAGAGGCACTCTTTCTTGTATGGGCACTTGTATAGGCAAGGCAGTACAGGGAAATGGTGACCTGACTCCATTGTCGCTACTAGTCGTTCAATCATCTCAACTTTCTCATGATCTATATCGTTAGAGTTGTATGTATAATAATTTAAGTTGCTGTTTTTGCCAAACCCAAAGGCGTGGAGTACAACCTGTGGTCTTTTTGTTTGCTGGTGTGTCTTTACTAGAGGGCTTAGTACCTTAAGTATCAAGTGAAGCACAGGGTCGTTACGTATGTAGTGTTCGGTTGCTCCGCTAGTAAAGACTATTACGTGTATGGTCTGGCGCTTGGTAGATCGAAAGATCCCAGAGACTCGTACTTCTATTAGAGTTTTGTTTACCTTGATTCTAGGTCTTATTGGTCCTGATATAGCAATATATTTCTCAACTGGGAATATCTCAAAAAACTCTCTGATCCAGAGTAGGCATAGATGCATATACCTATTTATTTGAGGCTCTAGCAGCCTATCTGATTTGTTTATTCTAGATATAGCGTCTATTATTATCCCTTGCAGATCCCTGGCCGAGGTCTTCTCTGGATTTCTTAGTGCGTTTATCACTACTTTTTCTAAAGCATACCGGACAACACGTAATCCAAAGTTAGGTACGCTGGTACCGCCACGGTGATAATACTCCGAGCACTTTACGTAGGCTCTTATATCTTTTTCCGTGAGGATCTTTCCTGCTGTTGCCGGTAAGCTGCCACTCAGAACTTGCTCCCAACAGTAAGATCTATGCTTAGATATGAGCTACCAATTTTGCCGGTAATGCCTACCCCAACCCAAAAGTCTGTCACTATAGGTATCTCCTTGCCAAGGTTATACATAAAGGCATCACCACCGAACTTATAGGTGGTTGAGTTAGCTGATACTCTAGGTATCAGTATGTCTAGTTCTTCAAGTGGGTGTAGTAAGGGCATAGACAGGGAGATGAGTAGGTCGCCGGACGCCGGCTTATTGCAGCAGTTAATACTAACTGAACCAGTAAAACCTAGCATAATCTGGGGTTCGAAGAACTTTGTCTCCCTTATCTTTGTGACTTCTGTACTATTGATTGGGATTTTATATGTTAGCTCATCATAAGATGATGTAGCTTCTAATAGAACTGCTGTCTGGTCCTCGGATATAACAACTGTAGTGTTAAATACTATGTCGAAGGTCTTGAATGAGTACCCCTCTTCTATTTGTCTGAATTCGGATACTGGCAGTCCATTCTCGAAGGTGAACAGATGGCTTGGAGGTAGCTCTACGGTGTGTTCTTCTCTTCCTACTACAACTGTTTCTGTTTTTACAATGTACCTTATCTCTTCAGGCCTATTCTCATAGGATCTAATAATTTCTTTTAGTCCCTCAGCCTCCTCACCTCTCTCCTGAAGAACCTTATCTAAGGTTCTAGTTCTATTTCTTTCTATAGAAAGCTCTTCTATCGTAGAGTTTGTTTCTCCAAGTAGAAGATCGTACTTGCTTCTGCTCTGGCAGTTGGAGAGTAAGTACCCACCTGCAAACACTAGTATGAATAGTATCAGTAGCACTCCTAGTGCCTTTAGATTAGATACTAAATCTGCTAGTGTTGTTCCAGATGACATTAGCTTTCGGAGCCCCAGATACCACTTGGCTCCTTCTTCTTTTCTCCTGTAGTTTGGTTTTTAATGTGGTTGGAGATATATATCGGAACCATTTCTAGCTCTTCGATGCGTGCGTCACGACACGACAGAATCTTATAATCAGAGGTGTTCATGCCGGCTTTCTCATCGAATTTAATTATTCTTCTTTGTATTAAGGTTCTTCTTAGTCGGGTAATAGTATTGCCAACGGGTACTTTTCCTGTTTCTAAGTAGTAGAACTTTTTTGTATTCTGGCAGTAAATGCCAAGGCTCTTGTCATTCATTATCCGATCCTAATTGAATCGCTATCATAGTCAGGTGTTGAGGCTTCTATAAATCTGACTAATCCGCTTGGGGCTCTTAGTGAGTGCGGTAAGCCAGGGGAGATAGTGAATGCCTCCCACTGGTTTACTATTTGGGTTTTATATTCTTTATCTACAATGTAGTCTATTGCTAGTGTTCCTTCAATAACTAGCATTGTTTCATGTTTTTTTAAATGGAAGTGCATAGAGCAATGCTTATCGGGTTCTATTGTTAGAACCTTCATGCAGTATCTATCATTGTTTTGATATATATGCTCAGATCCCCAAGGTTTATCTACAAAGCCAGGGATACAGGGGCCAGAGAAGGACGGGCCTACTGGTACTAGTGATTGACACACTAGTCCAGACTGCCCGTCCCTTGTTTTAACTCCGCTGTTATTTGGATCAACTACAGTAAGCTGCTTACTATTCATATTCAGTAGCCTCTACTTTTTCAGTCCTTGTTATCGTTGTTCCGTCTAGCTTAACTACTCCTGACTCTTTAGAATCTCTGAATGCCTCTGCTTCACTTAGCGCAATTTTAGAGTCTCTTGGCTTCAAAGAAACCGTTGCAGGGTCTAAATCTAACACAAGTTTCTCTTTAAATCCAGAAATTTTGTTTTTTGTGAAGTGTAAAAGCAATCTTGGGTAAGCTTTTCCGTCCTCAGACCAAAAGATCTCTGCATGCTCTTTTCTATCATGTAGATCATTATATACATGAAATATATAGTTTGGCCTATACATAAATGCTCTGGCATCAGCTAGATCATCGTCTACTGGGAGTCGCATTTTAGAGTAGTCCATTGGCATGTTCTTTCTATACTCTGCTGTTGCTAGCATGCCTGCCCTATACTTGGCAGTCATTGCTTTCTGGTGGTTCGATATCTGCGTCATTCTTGATGTCTGGTCTAGGTTGAGAAAGTCCATGTAGTTATGTGTATTATCACATATAATCATTATTTTTCTTTTGGGATGCCTTTGCCTATAGTATCTCACAGTCTTTTCTAGTACTGAAAGGTAAGCGCCATCCTCTGCGTCAATGATACAGAGTTTTTCTTCTGCTAGAAGGTCTCGATACAAGGAGTCTGCCATATTATACATATCTGCATACTCTGTAGTTTGTGGCAGATAAACATGTGGCTGGACTACCATCCCAAGACTAAACTTGGGTGCTTGTGGCTCAGACATTCTGAAGATATTTGTCTTTAGTCTTGGCTCAATTTGAGAGTAAGAGTCATCTGTTGAGTGAATGATAACCATTGCATCTTCATCAGATAAGGCAATGTCGCACCCAATCATTAGTATTACAGCAGTTTTTCCACTATTTGCTCTACCGCCAACATATCCTAGCGCACCAGAAGTTAAGCTCATCCCTCCAGACATTGAATGCTGAAACTCAGAGAACCAGTTCATTTTAAATATTGTACTGTTAAGGTCGCCGTTGTTTAGTTCTCTTTCTTCTTGAATTGCTTCGTATCTTGAGAGCTGGTAGTTAACGCCGATTGTATTCCGCTGATACTGTCTCTCGATATTTATTACATCACGCTCATGCTGTGCAATAGAAGCGACTATGTTTGTCGGGTCCTCGGAAACATTTTGAAGATACTGCTCTGCTGATGTCTTAAGTCTTTCTGATCTTTCGGTGAACTTATCGTTTCTCAGTGAGTGTACATCGGCGGCAATCGCTTGATGCGATACGCCAGTAAACTCGCATAGAGTTTTGATAAGTATTTCTCTTTTTACTGCGGCCGGTTCTGCTGCAATTGAAGGTATCATTCTCTGACAGATTACATCAGGTGAATCATTTGATGAAGACTGAGAGAGCTGCCATTCAAATGCACTCTTCTTAGTAAGCTGTGTATATGCTTCAGCGTTTTTCTTATCTGACAGCCATTCATCTGGATCGTTTGGATTGTCATTACAATCCTCGAAGGAGTACGACGGAGGCATAACCACAAAGGCGGAAACACCACTGCTAGCCTTTATTGTACTCTCCAAGACTCTTTGTGTTGCTAGATATCCTGCATTATCCCAGTCGAAACCGAGATATACCTTTCTTATGCTTAAGCTCTTCAATAAGAGTAAGTGATGTTCTGTTAGAGCTGTACCGCAGATCGCAGCTGCATTGTAGATCCCTAGTCTGTATAGCTGAGCTAGATCGCCAGGGCCCTCTACTATGTAGAGGCCTTCTTGCCTAGCCTTGTTTCTTAAAGCTATGTCTAAGCCTAGTAGTATCTTACCTTTGGTGTAGATAGGTGTTTCTGGTGAGTTAACATACTTTAAAGAATCACCACCTCCAAGATTTCTAGTTATGAATCCGGCAGGTTGACCTGTGTGATCCTTTATAACAAAGGTGACCTTATCTTTCTCGAAGTAGGAAAAGTTCTTTGTTCTAACAAGCAGAGATTTGTTTATTTCACTAGGTTCCCAACCCTTACCTACAAGCCTCGACATAAGAGTGTCTTCACTAATTGATCCAACAATAAGTTTGTCTTGGTTCCATTTTCTACGCTCTATATACTGGCTTGCCTCTGACTCTTCTTCTGTCTCTGTAATAAGGATATCAGTTATATCCTGTGCTAGTTTTCTGAGTCTTAGTCTAGATGCATCAACTGGATTGGGTCGATCGCCTAATTTAACTGGAATTTCTAGCGTTTCGCAGAGCGAGGGAATCGTTAGTGATAGCCATTCTGATCCACTAGTAGGCAATCCCTCTAGATAGTTTGCAACATCAAAGATACATCCAGTCCATCCGCAGGAAAAGCACTTTACAGTTTCATCGTCCATCTTGGGATTAAAGTGCATGCTTGGGTCATTATCATCATGGGCAAAGCACTTTATTTTTCTAGCATTGGTTCTAATACCAAGCTTTAAAACTAAGTAATCCCTCAACTTACTTCTAAGCAGAGGGATCACCTCGTCTATATTTGTTATGTACATATTTACTCCAGGCTAATCCTAGTAGCCGATGTGCATTGTGTTGTAATTACGTCTTGACAGCATTTGATACCAAATTCGGCTGCATCAATAAGGCTTGTGAGGCTTACCCTATCCTTGGAGAGGAGAAAGCATGCTACTGCTGCAGTAAATGTATCGCCTGCTCCGCAGGTGTTTACGATTGGAGTGTTTGGAACAGTAAGCTTACTGTTTTCCTGCGCTATTTCGTTGCTATCGGTATCGTATATTTTTACAGGACTCTGTCCGTCAGTGTGTAGAGTGTAGTTAAAGTTTTTTGCGAACTCGACATCATATTCTTTACCTGTTGCGTGCCATATCTTAACTTTTGAAGTCTTGATAAGGTCTAGGTTTATACTTCTGTATCTTGTATCTATTATACAAAAATCATACTCTGGCAGGTAGTTCGCATTTAGTGCTGGATTCTCATTGAATGCGCCCTTGTTATATTCTGCTATAACAAGTCCTGTTCGCTCTACCATATCCTTGTCTTGGTGTGCCCATAGTAGCTTGCCGCAAGAATCTGCTACTTGCTTTGAGTAGTAAGTAGACTTCAGTTTTTTAGGGCAAGGGCTTCCTTCTATAATCAGGCCGCTCTCATCTATAAACCTATAGATCGCATAGAAATTCAAGGTATCGTTTAGGATTAACGGGCTGTAGCCTTGGACTGGATTCATAAAGGTTACATTATCTGATCCGATTATCGCCTCAATATTCTTCCAGACATTAAGCGCACCACCATGATTCCTTACTATTCTCTCCGTCTCAAATCT